CTTATTAGCCGCCAAACAGTTTCTTAGTAGTAGAAGCTTCTTTGGCAGGTGCATCAGAGCTAGCTGCTGCAGGAGCAGATCCTGATCTAGTCTCACCTTTCTTACCTTCAGACTTATCACGAGTCTTACCAGTATTAGCTTCACTCCAAGAACCAAAATACTCAGGCTCAGTTTTACCTTTACGGATTTCAGATGTAGTCATCTTATCGCTGGTACGGAATACCTTATCGATTTCATTGATGATACGAGTTTCACCAGAAGGTACGTAGTTACCAGATGAGTCTTTAACACGCTTATCTTCAATAACACGCAGAACACCCAGAGTAACTTCCTGACCCAATAGATCCATGATCACTTCTTTCTGCTGAGGAGTATTCTTCTTAGCATCATAGTCGTACAGTGACAGGACTTTGGTTTCAGTTTCCAGCGTATTAATCTCTTCACCTACTGTGAGTAGTGCAATAGAGTTTGCTGTGCTGAATCCGGGAAGAGGAATCTTTTTACCATCACGAATGTAGTAAGGAAGACGACCTTTAGCTTCACCAGATGTAATGTAGATAGTCTGGTTTAGAGTCCGACCATCTTGTGCTTTAAATACAAAGTTCGCACTAATAGCACCACTAGCTGAGCTATCGATGTAAGCAGTATCAATGACTACGTCATAGACACCTGATTCAAATACTCGTGGAAGGGATGATGTAGAGCGATCTACTTCTGTTTCCATATCACTAGATACGGCAAGGGTTTTTAAGATAGACATAAGAAAATTCCTATTGGTCTGTTACTAAAAATACTATTCGTTATACAAATAGTGGCTTAATTATCGTAGTACTCATGAAGACGGTCAACAACCAACTGGATGTTGTTATCGATGTACGTCTCATTCTTGGTCCACATTTTCAGTGGTGAACGAATACGCTCGTTAACAGTCTCCTTGGTTAACATAGTCTGGAAGACGTACTTGAATCCAAGCGCTTCTTCTTCAGGAGTAATGTTCAGAAGATCATTCTCATAATCTTTTAGCTTTTTGATTGGCATCTTTTTCGTACTAATTACAGTACTGAAATAAGACTCAATACCTTGGTTCTTTAGAGCACCTTTAACAGGAACCTGAGTCTCCATCACCATATCTGACTCATTCAGAGTATCCAGAGTATGGGCTGTAAAGATTACGTTAGCAGGTGATTTAGCCACATACTGCTGCATCAATCGTTTCCAGAACTGTGAATAGTCTGACCATGCTTTCATGGTGTTAGCTGACTTCAACACATGCTCTGACTCAAACATATCCATAAGATAAGTCTGGCTATCAACTACAATAGTATGAAAGTTACCAGTTGATGCTACGTGGTCAAATGCCTCGTACAACTGATATGGGTCAGTCACAATCTCTTCATGGAACTTGCTACGGAATGGCAATTTCTTGCCACTCTCGCAGTTCAGGTACAACACACCTTCTGGATTAGTAATATCCATCAGGCATGCTGATTTACCTGTAGATGATTTACCTGCTACTAGTACTAAATGGTCATTTTGCATAAGTTTTTACCTCTCTATACCGAAGCAGTGTGCGGAGCACACTACCTCTTAGGATTATCTCGTTTGTTGATTTCACGCATAGCTGTAATAAGTACAGTACGCTCTAGCTCATCTGGTGGCAGTGGACTTTTCAATCGACCATTAAAGCTGTGAACAGCTCCTTTGATAGAATCAAAGCTGTAACCACTGTCTACGAGCACATACACATACTTAATCAATGTATTGGATCGAGAACCAACAGAGGCATTAAGCAAGAACCAACGCTCTAGATTACTCAGTGCAGCATTATCCAGAATCTTCTGCTGCTGTTCTTGTTGCTTACGGGTATCAGGAATAAACATCAATGCATCAAGCATACGTCCTTCCTGATAGTGGTACTCACCAGCATGCGATTCCCATTTACGAGCAATATCTTTGGTTTGGGTATCCACATCAAATGGAAGCCAATCAAAGACATTCTGCATAAACTGACGGTGAGTATCTGGATTCAATTTAACTAAGTGGCTCAGAGGCATAATGATACGGTAACGATCACCATTGCCATCTTTCTGATGACGCTTAGTTGTAGCAAAGAATGCTGTGTAATCTTTAAGCAGAGTTTTAGCTGTCTTAAGCGGAGTACCATCATCTACATCCAAGATCAGTAAATTGAATCCGGGGATAGCATGATCGCTATCACGGTAACCATCTTCAAAATCATGAGATGTGTAATGGAATCCGTCAGCACAAACTAACTGATGCAGCTGATCAAATCTTGGCTCAGCATGCTCGTAGTTAACCGTAATATCTTCTGAGTAAGAAACTTTGAGCTTATTAAGATCAGTAGTCTCTAGGGTTTCACCCTTAAAGAACTCAATGTTATCTGCATAACTAGTACGGATAACAATATCGTTACGGTAACCCCAAGCCATAGCTTGAGTCATAAGATCTTTACGGTAGTTAGCAGAACCACGATAGAACGGAAGATCTTCCATCATATCTACATGGGTTACTTCAGTACGTTGATCTGCTAAGTATCTAGCAATACGTTCTGGAACTTTAGGACGAGCCAACAGTTCACGGAACGAATCACCACACTCTTCAGCTAACTTAATAGCAGCTTCTAGGTTTTCTGAAGTAATAGATTTATTACATTCAATAAACGCATAAGCACCTGCTAATTTTAGTACCTTGTAGTAGCGGTGAGAGATTTCAGCTTTTTGAAGCTCTTCAAAATCTTTAAGCTCCATAGCTGTACGTTCACAATCCAACTTGTACTGTAGCAACTGAAGCATTACATCTTTGCTTACAGTCAGTGTTAGATCGTAATTAGCTTGGTCTGCTAGATTGTAGAAATCATCAGATAACTGATCAATGAACTGGTCAGTACTGTGGTCATTCAACATATCGAACAACTGCTCAGCAGTCATATCTGTTGGTTTAATAACCTTACGTGAGTAACCCAAGAAACAACGTCTAGCAAAGCCAGTCTCTTGCATCGAGTAGAACTCAGCCTCAGTAGTACCGCCATTAAGCAATTTACTAGGCGTACCATACAGCATCATGTTTGCAGGAGTACGACCATCGATCTCCTCACTACGAACATTCTCGCTAGTATTTTTAGTAAGCTTCTGTTGAGTAATACCTACGTCAAACAGTTCTAGGTAAGTATTCAGAATGTCATTGCTGCTAACTAGGTTAGAGCCAATTTCATCAACCTCGAAGTTAATGGCTCCACAATTAGCCATCAGCAACATATGACGTAGCTGTTTAATTGCTGGAACTGTACCTGAGTCAAAGCTATACGGAAACACACCTAACGTATCAAACTCTTTCTGAAGCTTTTCATAAGCCTCTGACGAGCTTAAACCACGCTTAGCACCGTAACTAGCTGACATAGTCATCAAGTGGTCTGTAGCTATCTCAGGGAACGTCTCAGTAACAAAACGTTTTTTAAACTGGTTAACAACTTTAGTCTGGATAATATTTGTACTAAAGCCTTTACCTGAACCAGATGGTGAAAGGTTAATGCCGTAAAAGTTAACTGGAATAACACCTATTCCCGGAGCATCAATTTTACAGCGCATCATTGAAGCCATCTTAGCTAGGTTGTACGCAACTAAGATTCTAAAGAACAGACGATTTTCGTTCTGAGTCTTTTGGGTCAGCATACTTACTAGCCGTTCTTGTGGCTCAAAGTATTCCATTTCGTCTATAGGTTTCATGCAGATAACCTCCCGTCTTGTATGTAACCTTGTGCCTGTTTACAAATATTCTTTGCAGGGCAGTAATTGCAGTACACAACGTCACCTTTGACTTCAACTATCTCACCTACAGAACCATCATCTGTATAACGCTGGTTAGCTTCCCAGTAAGTATCAAAGTTTTTAGTACTGCGAGTTTTCTTAGCTGGGTCCTTGTAGTACTTAAATACTGACGGACGTTCCCAGACTTCTTCTGACGTACATGCAGGCATAGAATCTTGATCCATACCTTGGTACTTTTTGAGTTCCAGCAGCTTAGCTTTGATGAATAGTTCAGTATCGAACTGAGACATCAATGGCAGTTCTTGACTCAGGACTTTAGTTGCTGGATATTTTGGATCTTGCTTAGCTTTAGCAGCTGACCAATCAGTGAAAAGAAAATTAATACGCATAATATCGTTAGTAACCAGATGTGGATTCAACCAACGATAGATACTTCCTTGCTGTATGTATTTCTCACGATTAGTCTGGTTTACATAAGTAAACGTGCTAGTAGATTTAAAGTCTTCTAACTGACCATCACAGATAAAGTCGAACTTACCTGTAACAGTGAAGCCTTCAACTTCTTTGTCAGAGCGAATCTCCATGTAGATGTTCAAGTCATCTTCATTTGGATTCTCTGGATTAATTTTTACTGATTCTATGAGCTTCTTAGGGTAACCCAACAGCTCCATAGCTTTAGTTGCATTCTTTGGGTCTAACCAAAATGACTCGATAGAACTATGTAAAGCAGTACCCATACGACTGGCTGCTAAATCTACTACGTCTATATCTGACTCAGCTGAGCCTACATTACCCAGCAGAATACTTTTGGTTGGTTTCAGCAGACTAGTCGCACTAATCGTCATATCTGCTTTATTGTGGTCGTACTCATCATGAGCCAACCAAGCTGCCAGACTAAGTGGCAATCCATTGTTGTTAGTAATCATCTACTCTCTCCTAGTTGAAATAAATGCCTCTTTGTCGCCACTGGCGAGGCTACCAGTACATGTCCTTACACCCCAAGTAGGTGTCAAATACTTGGATTCAATGGGCGTAATTTGGCTTGTTGATTGTTTATGCTAGTCAGTGGTTATAGGTAACCAAGGGAGGGTAACTAGCAAATCCCATCAACCAAAGGACTGAATCTTGGTATTGATAAAATTAGCTAGCTCAGTGTTAGACATACCAGTTGGTATAACTATCTTATTAGCCATAGTAGGGTAATACAGCTCCAGACTAGCTGTGAGCTTAACTGTGTCATGCATGATTTCTGGCAATTCTTGCCAAGACATACATTCAATCAGGTTAGTGTTGACCCACTGTAAGACATCAATACTCTCTCTAATCAGGTAGTACTGACTGTCATGGATCTGTGCAATTGGTTTGATATCGTACTTGTATTCAGAATCGTAAACACGATCCATGAACTCAACTGCTGCCCTATTATTCAGCAGTCCATATGATTGACCTAATGCATTACCTGCAGTTCTACCTTCTGCAGCTGCTTCTGAAGGCGTTGTACGCTTGTTTAAGAGCGTTTTAGCCAAGATTGGTGTTCTGACACGTAATCCGAAAGCAACTTCTACATAGCCCTTCTTAGTGGCTTCTTGTAGCTTGTTCTGAACCCAAGCATCAGACTCTGCGTATAAGTCATGATAGTTGGCTTCAATTTGTTTGGCTGTCAGGGTATCAAACCCTAGATTTTTGACAAGAGTGCTGAACGTACCTTGATATGTTACGTGAGAGCAAAGGTAGGACCCTTGCTCATTTGCCTCCAGTGACTATGCTTAGTCTCAATGCTGTTAATTTCTAGGACGTTAAACTCTCTAGCAGATATTTCATGAACA